GCCTCATACGCATACGCTGTATATGCAAAGGACATACTCGCTGTCCGTCCTCGGCTATCAGTTACGGTAACAGTAGCATTCCTCGCTCCTGCATTCTGCAAGACATTTGAAGTGATAGTAAACGTGCTAGAAGAATTTTGACCCAAAGAAACAGCATAGGAAACGCCATCAATAACCGCAACAGCACTCACAAGGAGACTGTTCACGTCAGTCCCTCCACTCACCTGAGCACCAACGGCAGAAACGGTCAGCTTCAACCGTGACTTGCCTGCAACATATTTCGCAACAGGCAAGGAATTTGCATCTGCTCCCGTAATGCTACCGATTCTCGGCTGGAACTCCGCTGTATTCGGAACAGAAATGGTCAACGTCAAGGTTTTTGTTCCAACCACGGACGAGCCGTTATACGTGACACACTTAAGGAACATCGTGCCGCTCAAACCGCCCCGAATATAATTCGCAAGCGTTTTCGGGATCACCCACGAATAAGACGTTGCAACTCCACTCGCAATAAGGGCATCCGTCACCTGACTACCCCACGAATAATAGAAATTATGCGTAAAGCCCGAAGAAGCTCGGCTACTGGTCGAAATCGTAATCGTGTTGCCCAAACTCAACGAGCCACTAACAGTCGGCGTAGTGGCTCTCGGAATCGTTGGCAACGTCAAGGAATTTGTTGCTGCCACAGTACCACTACTGACACCAGAAACAAAGGATGCCGAACAATCCAGCGTCTTTGTGCCATCTGCATTGTGCGAAATATCCACGTTCCGCACGGTAAACAGCGTTTGGCTACCAGAACTCGTCCGATTCGGGTTGAACGTGGATGAGAAGTTATAAGTTACTCCATCAATCTTCAGCCAGCCAGACGGGGCAGGGTATTCATGGTTCCACGATCCGTATGTCCACGAAATATTGACGCTTACAGTAACATTCGATGTATTATTAGCAATACTTTGCCCATTCTGCGTAATAGCAATTCCAATGGAAACAGCCATAAACGCACCCCCTTAATCAACTCGCCACGTAACGTTTCCGTTATCTCGTGGCTCTGCCGAAAATTTACCCAGCCGAAAAGTTGAAGTAAACTCACCATTCGATGCGCTGAACTTGTCCTCGGTCCATTCCGAAACAGGAACGCCGCCATAATAAAACGCAATACGGTCGTTTTCGATTTTTAGCGTGATCGGATTTCCTACCTCACCCAAAAGTATGTTGCCATCCTCGAAACGGATATATTTAAGGATTTCCGCATAACGGGATGCCGAAGCATTATTAACATCCGCAATAGCGTCATTGATAGTCTGGAACAGCATTGTCGTGCCCTCCTCATCCATTTGCAGGATGTTTCGGACAGTTTGGCTGAACGTATCATAATCATTTTTCGACACGGTTGTTTCGCTGACAGATGCCCTTATATTCTCTTCGCTCACTTGCAAAGCGGTTTCAACGGTCTGGGAAACGATAGTATATACGGAACTATTCTGGTTTTTACTCGCTGTATCAACCGTTTTTCGGATTTCTCCCTTAATTTCCGTATAAGCCGCATCAATATCAATAATGCTGTCATTCATCGTCACGGAATTATCACCGAGATCAAACGTGGAGCTGGACGGATCAATCACGTTCGTTGTCTTTTTGATAATCTCCAACGTGGCAAACAATCCGACCAACTCATTACGGACAGGGTAACGGTCATATACTTGGAAATCGTCCACATCCAAACCCAGCATAGATAAATCAAGAGAAGCGATTTTATTGCTTTCCGTGATCACATTATGCTTTGCAAGATAATCCCTGCCCTTATTAAGCAAATTCTGCGGATCAGTAACATCATCGAAAACGACAGTTTGATAGATTTTGCCATACAGAGATACAGCCGTTTCGTCCTCAATATAGATAACGCCATCATTCGCAGATGCAATCGTCAGTCGGTTTTCCGTTTCTCTTTCCGACACATTGCCCTGCTCATCCACCACCTGTTCGGGCAGCTTGACACCCAACGGGATCAAACGTGTAACAACTCCCGTACAGTCGATGGAACGCTGGACAGACTCCATATTTTTACCAAGCTCGATTGTCGTTGCTCTCGTTGTTCCAATCTCATCGGCGTAATCAAGATACAGAACACCGTCCGTCTCTCTCAGCCTGATTTCACCGCCGTACACATCAATCAGCTTTTTCGTGATACAATCCCACGTTGTTTCGTAATTCAAGCCCTTATAAACGCCCTCGGAACTCTCATACGATACAACAGACACGTTGCCTCGGTAAATCCGCTGGTCTGCATCCACTTGCGAATTGTGATTGCTCAACAGCAAGTCGATAAACTCCTGCAAACCATTTCTCGTATCATCACCGTTGTACTGCCTTTCTGCTGTATACGGCTGCACCGTGTCGCACAAATAACCCATACGGGATTCGCATACGACATTCTTATATACAGACCCGTCCTTATCCATACAAGGCGAAATTTGAATCACTCTGCCGACAACATCGTATCGACTGCGATCCACGTTATAAACAAGGACTTTCGTGCTGTAAACATTCAACTGCTCATAGCCTGAATTATTCGGATAAATCACGAAGTCGAAAGAGCTAATCGCATTTTTAGCATCCTCAATCTTCGCACTATCCAGCTTATTACCATACAGAACGCCATTTTCATGGATCACTTGCATGGTATCGCCGTTTTGAATGATTACCTCATACAATTACAGCACCTCCTCGGTGATTTGCAGCGTGACTTTGCCATTAGATGTGACCGTGACTGCATTTTCGCCACTCGCCACGATAAGTCCAGTCTTGCCATCACTCACGCCAGCCGCAATCGACTGCTGCCTATCTCCAACAGCAACAGTAGCCGCAGCCTCGGTTGTTACAATCAACCTTACAGGCTGTCCATCATTCTGCAACGTATAGCTGCCAGAGGAGGCGGCAACTACAACCCTCGGCGTATTCTTAATCATGAACGGATAGCAAATAAAGGTGAACGTAAGAGTGACCTTTTCGCCATCCTCGGAAACGCTCAAACTATCAAACGAGCCGTGGAAATGGTATTCGGGGATCGCATCATCGAAAATATCAGCATCGTGGACGTTGCAAAGCCAATTTACAACAGGCAAACGCTCTGCCTCCATCTCCTCAACGGTTGCACCGATCACGTCAAAGGAATACTTAATCGAACGTGCTCCCCAAGACGGGGAGCCGTTCAAATTAGTAAAATCGTAAAAGCCGTTCATAAACGGAACAGTCTTACGGATGCTGTTTTTCGGAGGTGTGCCGATTTCCCTATCAGCGATCACAAGCCCGAAATCATCAAAGCTGTGCTTACCGCCAATCGTAATGCCCTCGTTATACATCATAAAGCAAGACCCCTCCTCGAAAGTGCCAATCTGTTACCGTCCACGCTGTCCCTTTCGGATGCCGTGGCAACTGCAAACTGTCTGCCATTTACGCTCAACTCAATAGGTCTGCTTGCCAAATCCTCAACCGCAGCCACAAGAGCCTGCATATTCACGGCTTGATACGTCTTGTCGATTGCTGCTCCAATATACGACTGCAACTTATCAATCGGGATCACGGCTTCGGGACCAGCTTCGCCAGCGATGTTGAGTGTCGGCTGTGTCAAAATACCACCCTCAGCAAGCAACGGGATCTGCGGCACGGAAATAGATCCAAGCCCACTAAACGGGGAAACGCCCAAGAAAGACGCATTGCGGATCTTATCAAGCACACGGTTGATTGCATTAAACGGAATCGAAACGACCCTGTTAATACCGTTGATAATGGCGTTAACGACCTTTTTAAAAGCCGCCGTGATACCCTCTGTGATGCCAGAGAAAATCTTTCCACCAGTCGAGAAAACGGCTTTCACTTTCGACCACGCATCGCCGAAAATTTTACCGAAATACGATGCGACAGAGCCGAAAACAGACTTAATGCCATTCCACGCACCCTGAGCACCACTTTTCAGCTTATTCCATGCGTTCGATGCCGCATCACTCACACCAGACCACAGATTTTTAAAGAAATTGGAAATGGGCTGAACAACGGTTGTCTTAAACCATTCAGCCGCCTGTCCCCATTTTTCGACAGCCCAATCCCAAGCCTTGCCGATTGCCTCCCTGATCTCATCCCAATACACAATGCAAAGCACAATAATAGCGATAAGTGCAACAATTCCTGCAACAACCCAAGTGATGGGAGATGCAAACATAGCCGTGTTTGCCGCAATCTGTGCACTCACATAAGCCCACAAAGACGTTGCTCCTGCCGCATCCATCGCAGCTTTGACACCCATGACAATATTATACGCACCGATACCAGCCGCAATAGATCCAATTACTATTGCCAAACCAGTTAGCAAGGGCTTATTGTTTGTGATCCACTCCGTTACACTCTTGAAACCATTAACAACATTCGTGATTGTTCCAGAAAACTCATCAAATTTCGCTTTAATGGTATCTGCAAAACCAGCCAAATCCACACCCTCAAGCAGTCCCACCACTTCATCGAGGATGCCAGCAAATCCAGATTTGACAGCCGAAGTAACAGGCTCAATCTTTTCGCCAAGCGCAGCCAAAGAATCTGTATATGCGCTATTGGCACGATTAGCCTCCATGATTTGACCATTCGTTTCTCGGTAATTATCTGCCGATTCGGAATACAAACCGTTGAGCGTTTCCAGAATATACTGCTTTCGCTCCTCCTCAGTACCCATCGTACCAAGTTTCTCGTTGTAATCATCGAGATTGACACCGCACCATTCGAGTGCATCTGCAAGCGTACCCTGCACCTCGCCAATTTTGGCTGTGCTATTCGCCGCCTCCATGAGCGATTCGGTTGCGAGTGAATCGCCCCACATAGCCCAAGCACCCGTAGCAATATTGGTCAGGGTTGCCATCTCTTCTTCGTTTTCAGCCAGCTTTGCAATTTGCTGGGCTGCTTCTACGGCTCGATCTTCCTCACCAAAAACCGAATACAGCTCCTTATACGTGTCGGTTGCTTCCTCGGTTGTGTGTCCAGCCGTGGCAAACGCAGTTTCGAGCTTGCCGATATCTTCTCGATATTCCCTCGTTTCGTCAGCAAGACCATAAAACGAAGTAGCAAGATCCTTAATGCCACCAATTACCGCCTGAATACCGTTTGAAACAAGGTCTGCACAAACACCCTTGAAAACAGTAAAACCATCGCCAGCGTCCTCGGCGGCTTCGGCAGCCTCAGCAAAGCCCCTTTCGTGTCTTTCCAGCTCATGGTTGCAATCATCCAACGCACTTTGCAACCGAACTTCTGCTGTCTGTGCATTAAGCAACTGATTACGCAGCTTTGTTGCCTCATCGGAATTTTCGCCGAAAATCCTCTCAGCAACTTTCAGCTTTTCGGAAAGGGCCTGCGTCTTATCACCAGCAGCCTCCATCTGTCCAGCAAGGATCCTCTGCTTATCACGCAAACCCTCTGCCGAAACGCCGTTGGCTTTCATTTGGGCATCATTCAGTTTTAACTCCGCACCAAGATTCGATAGCTGATTATTGGCTTCCTTAATACTGGCATTAAAATCTTTGGTTTCGGCTGTAAACCGAACTTTAGCCTCATTTTTTGCAGCCATCTTCTCACCTCCCGACTATTTCTTTCCCGTTCTCTTTCGTTCTCGGTCAACAACATAATTGAGCCACCCATCGTATGCCACCTTGTTCTCGACCACACCGAGAAGAAAGGAATAGTCGGCATACCAGAAAATGTCCTCTGGAATCTCCAAAATGAGGACGTAGTAGGTATAATAGTCCTCTACGTCCTCAAGTTGGAATTTCGGCGGCGTTATCTTCCTTTCACGGGTGTGCGTCCGTTGCTGGAACGGCTGCCGAAAACCTACCGTTTTTTTGGCTTAACGAGAGCCTCCATAGCTTCCTTAAGTGCGAAACGATCCGAGCCGCACTTAATCAGGAACTCTTCTTCGCTCATGCAATTAGCCGCATCGGTAATATTTGCACACAAGTACGCAGCATAAAGAATCGTGATCATGTCCAGTTCCTCACTTGCGC